AAATAGCCAGACGACCTTCGGTCGCTACGGCGACGGCGACGGCTACGGCTACGGCGACGGCGACGGCGACGGCTACGGCGACGGCGACGGCGACGGCTACGGCTACGGCTACGGCTACGGCGACGGCGACGGCTACGGCGACGGCGACGGCGACGGCTACGGCTACGGCTACGGCTACGGCGACGGCGACGGCTACGGCTACGGCTACGGCGACGGCTACGGCTACGGCTTTTAAGATATTAACCCCCGCGACCCGAGGATATCCTCGGGTCGCGTCGCAAAGGAGAAACAGATGGTTCTAGGATTGGTAATAGTAGCCGCCGGGTTCTTTCTAGGTCTGTTCGACAAACTCCGCCCCGCCGCGTTGGCTTGCAACATCATCGGCTGGGCGCTCGTATTGTGGTTCGGCCTGCCAGACGCCCTAGCGCACATTCGCGCCCTATGACACTGGAGGCACGAATTGCACAAAGTGAGACCGCCTTAGCGGAGTACCTTAACAACCCGTCGCTTATCGAGGAGCTGGAAATCGAGCAGATGTTAGATATCTTGGCCGGTATTCAGCTCCACTTTGAGCTAATCCAAGCGTACACGCGCGCCCACCACTCCGAGCATTCCTCGGAGTTTATGGCGGCCCACGCGGACGCAAATTACTGGAAGAACAAACTGATGAACGCCAAGGTGAAGGCCCGGCTCCTCATCGCTAATAAAGAAAGAGGCATGTAATGCGCGTACTTGAGCCCCTGGGCGAACAAGTTGTCATTAAAGAGCCGGCGGTGCCCAAAAACGCTGCCGGCATCGAGCTCGCCCGCTCGAGCAAAGAGCAGCCCTCCGAGGGTGTTGTCGAGGCCATCGGCCCCGACGTTAAGCACCTCAAGGTGGGCGATTTAGTTGTACTGCCGCGGTTCAACCGCAACGAGTACACCCTCGATGGTGTGGACTTCATCATCATGGAGGAAAAGACCATATTAACTAAGATTGTGGAGAAAAAGTAAATGGCCAAGATAGACCTTACTTTCAACGCCGGCAAAGCCAACGTCATACCACATACCTACAATCAGGTAGAGGTAGCGATTGAGGAAGTCGACCCCGACGACATTCTCGACAGCGTGGATATCGCCGACGTAATCTCGTTTTACGGCGAGGACAAATTATTGGATAAAATTGGCCGCGAGGCCGCGGTCGACCATTTCGACATTGAGGAGGCCGAATAAATGCCAAAGAAAGTATTTTTTGACAACGAAGCGCGCGAGATTATCTTGCGCGGCGCCAAGCAGATTTATGAGCCCGTGCGCTCGAGTCTGGGCCCGCTGGGGCGTAACACCCTCATTCACACGCAATACCAACTCCCCGTCGCCACTCACGACGGCGTAACCATCGCCCGCTCCATTGACCTGCCCCACAAGAACGATGAGCACTTGGGCGAAGTCACCGGCGCCGACCTCATGCGGCTGGCGGCCGGCAAGGTCAACGACATCGTTGGCGACGGTACCACCACCGTTACCGTGCTCGCCTACCACTTGCTCAATGAGGCCAACAAGCTCATCGCCGCCGGCCACAACCCCATGCAGCTCAAGCGTCAGCTCGACGCGGCCAAGGAACGGGTTATGGGATATCTACCCAAGTACATCGAGAAAATCGACGACAACCCCGCCAAAGTGCACGAAGTGGCCCTCATTTCTGCCGGCGGCGACAAAGAAATCGCCGACATCATTAGCGAGGTGATGAAGCAGGTGGGCGGCGACGGCTCGGTGACAGTGGAGCAATCCCAGGGCACCCAGCTCACCCACGAAATCGTCGACGGCTACAAATTTGACCGCGGCCTCGTCACTCCGTACATGGTGACGGACAACAAGCGAATGCGGGCGGTGGTCGAAAATGTGAGAGTCCTGGTGACTGACCAACGCATTTCCAACGTTGCCGAGATAATCCCGATTCTCGAGAAGCTGGCGCAGCTCAAGGGCGACAAGAAAATCGTTGTAATTTGTGAGGACATGGACGGCGACGCCCTGGAAACGCTGGTTAAAAACAAGCTCTCCGGCGCCTACGCCACGTTCGCCATCAAAGCCCCCGCATTCGGCGACCGCCGCAAGGAAATGCTTGAGGACATCGCCACTCTCGTCGGCGCCAAGGTAATTTCCCGCGAGCAAGGTATGGAGCTCTCGGAAGCTACCCCCGACATGCTCGGCTACGCCCACACCGTCATTGCCGACCGCGACAGCACGGTTATCGTGGAGGGCGGCGGCGACAAAGAGGATATCCAAGGCCGGATTGACTCACTCAAAGACCGCGCCGAAAAGGCCGACTCCGAGTTCAACAAGGAGAAACTTGAGGAGCGCGCGGCTGCATTGAGCGGAAAAGTCGCCATCATCAAGGTTGGTGGTGTCAGTGAAACCGCAATTGAGGAGCGCAAGTTTCGCGTGGACGACGCGGTATTTGCGACAAAAGCTGCAATCGCCCAGGGCATCGTGCCCGGCGGAGGCGTCACTCTCCTCAACTTGGTCGATGAGTACTCGACCGGCCCGGATAAAACCGGCGAGCCAGGCGAGACCATTTTGCTCAATGCCCTCGAGCAGCCGTTTGTGCAGCTCATGGACAACTCCGGCCACGAGGGTAAATCCATGCGAGCCGAGGTGCGAAAGTCCAAAAAGTTCGGCTGGGGCTTCTCGGTCTACGACCCTGAAAAGCTAGTCGACCTCAAGAAAGCCGGCATCGTTGACCCCTCCAAGGTCACGAAAGAGGCCGTCGAAAACGCCGTCTCCATCGCGGGCACGGCAATGACGATGGGCCCGCTGGTGGTCGATATCCCGGCCGACCTGCCCCCGTCCCCCGTCATGCCCCGCTAGGCACGACAACCAAAAGCGCGTACCATCGAAAGATGATACGCGCTTTTTTAGTTATTTTGATTGTCGCCGCGCTCGTTTATTTCGCGCAGCGAGCAGGCTTAGTGACAATTTCACTACACCCCGAGGTGTTTTTGCGCCTCATTCACTCTATAAAAGTGTGAGGTTGCGGGTGCGGTTGCGGTTCTTCCATGCCTGAGTCCACTCGCGGAACACCTGCCAGTCAGTTGCACCATTCCCGGCCTCTTTGGCCACGCGCATAGCAACCAAGCTCGACTCGCGGGCGGAGAGCTTGAAAAACTTATCGTTAGGTTTTGGCTTAACTAATACTTGCATACATTTTTTATACGACACCTTTTTAAAAAATGCAAATTACAAAATGACGAAAACGTTTATACTGCCTGAATACAATTTGTATACTATACAATGTTTTGAAAAAAAGTCTAGACAAGAATTCGAATATGCGCTATATTAAGGGCAACTCCTTACCACCGGAGCAAAACAAAAACGTCCGACAAAATGTATCAACTTCTTACCAACACCAAGGGAGCCCTCCAAAATAGGGGGCTTTTTTGGTTTCGTGAATTGTGCGACGTTAGCGGTCTTGGTCTAATTCCGATACTACTATGATGAATCCGGGCGGCCCGTCGGGGCTAAATGTGTACTTGGTTTCAATGTCCCACACGGAGTCACCGCGAATGACGCCGGCGTCGACCAATCCGTCCTGCACGGGCTTCATACCACCACGCAGATTGTCCTCATCGCGCGCGCGGCGAGAGCCGAGGAAAACGTGCCAGTGCACCAGCGCCCGGTGTGTGGGTGGCACCCGTAGGTTGACCTCCAAGGCCCGGGCACACGCCAACTCACGCCATTTTTTGCGCTCGCCCGTGGTGGCACCCCAATGGTGCCCCTTGGTTTGATTGAGGCCGGGCGGCAGGCCGGCGTCGGTGAACGAAATGACAATCTCAGTTACTTGAGCTACGGCCATTTTTACGCACCTTTTTGGGGTATTTTTTATCGAGGTAGTCGTTTATCGCGTATTTGCCAGTGCTCGAGGCGACGAACTTGAGGAGCGGCGGCAGGGCGCGGGCAATGAGACCGGGAGCGACGCGCAAAATTTTCCACAGGACGATTGCGTTAGCCACGGTCAAATCCCAAAAATGTACGTCGTTCCAATTTATGTTAGCCATCGCCCTATCCCGTAGCCAAGCATGGCAGCGACGGCGTAGATGGTGGCGGGAATGCCAAGCCACGGTGCGCCGGCCAACCGGCCGAGTCTACGCCACCACCGGCGCCAAGCCGGCACGGGGGTAAATTTTACTTTCTCGAGATGAAAGGCGCGGGCGACCATTTCGTCCATGTCGCCATAGATGGGAAAATATTGCCCGTCGATAGCAAACAGGCTGTCACGCTGATTGAGCCGCGAGAGGGCGCGGGTGACGGAGTTGTAATCGGCCTCCAAATAAGAGGCCAAATCGCGGGGAGTTTCGCCCGGCTTGTCCTTGACGCGGGCGAGAATTCTGGCCGGCAAGCTCTGATATTCAGTTTGAGTGGCCATAGTGCTCATGGTAATAGTATATCCAACCACCAGCGGTGATACAATTGGGGTGTTCCGGGCTCGGAATGGACAGTACAAAAGTGTCCCAGCTAACGCGGCTAAGGAGTCTGCACCCAATGGCCGTATTGTGGAACGATGCGCAGATTAACGATTCGAGGGCAATTAGCCCCCAGCCCAGAGCCCCCGCTTCGGCGGGGTTTTGATTTGACATTATATAGACATAAACAGTATGATTATGCTAAGTCTTTCGCAACGTGTGACTACATTGCGTTAGGCCCGTCAGGAGAATATCCCAAGGGTTCGATGTTGACGCAATGGCATCGGGTATGCTATGATGTGCCCAAGTCACACGTTGCAGAAAACATGAGCCCTCCGGGGCTCTTTTCTCTTGGCCCCGTAGTACTCTACCGAGCTTTGGTAATCTCGGGGAAACGAAAAGGGCCAGCAACTCACGCTTTGGTGCCAGTCGCCAAGTGCCCGCTCTGCAATGCCCCCGCAACGGGCGACCTCACCAGGGCGTGAGACACATTCAAGCTTAGTATCGGCAGGCCGAGGGTGCAAAACGTGCAGCTGGCCACACCTGTCCGAGAACACTTGAGGGTACTACCATAGCCGCCAACGGAGCTCTACGGCCTAGCCTGGCCTACATGAGGGATAAGGGGGCTCTATGGGAAAATGTATAGATATTTCAGCTTTTGCATAGATATTTGGCTAAATCTATACATGGGGATAACGTTGTGGAAACAGTGGATATCCCCTAAAATAATTCTTATGCCAATGTTTAAAGTAAAACTCAAAAACATCAACGACGGTGAGCGCCAAGAGGTGACGGTGTGGGCGGAGACTAAGCGTGAGGCCAATCTCCAATCACTCAAGGTGGCGCGCAAACTATTGCATACCTCGGCCAGCTTCGAGGTTCTGCAGACTTTAAACCTCTCCCCCGGTGGCGACCTCCCCAGACCCAAGCAGGCGCGCACCAAGCACCCGCTAGATGGGCCGGTGCTCACTAGATTTGCCAATTGACTGTCGCTGCGGCGGTAAACATTGCCCCGTCACCGGCAAGCACCAACGCACCAAACTCGACGCTTGGCAAAAGGCGGTTAAGATGTCAAACCGCACTAAACTAGATTATCAGGCCTACCTCTGCTGGGACTGCGTTACGTGGCATGTGGGCCATTGGCACAAGCCTACCCACCGCTACCCACCACGACCCACCAAATCTGCCGCGTAGCCCACAAAAAATGCCGGGATTTTGTAGGTGTCCCGGCGACCTGCACAAAAGTTGTGTTTGTTTTGTTGCCCCTCCAGCATACCAAAAAGCCGCCCTCATTGGAGCGGCTTTTTGAAGCGAGGTGGAGCTTTTTACGGATTTGCTGTCCGCGGCAGATTGTCGGCCGGCGCCGGCACGGTATCGGGTGTCGCCACCCGGATACGCTTGACGACGTAGAACACGAACTGACCAACCAGATACACCGCGGGTGCGAGGTGTAAGTCATTCTGGCCGGAGGCGAAACTCGCCAAGGCGGTGCCCGCGAACGGGAGGGCCACGCTGACGAGGTACCGACGCGTCGCCTGGATTTCGGCAATCTCGTGTTGCAGCCACGAGAGTTTGTTGAGCCACGCCTGCAGGGCGACAGCCACAACGCCGGCCACCATAACCAAGTCCGCCTGCGAAACGTGCGAGGCGAGCTGGTTAAGCGCGTCGAGGAACCCCGGGTGCGCCGTCACCGCGGCCGCCGCGTGAGCGGCAACCGTAGCGACTGGCGTTGGGTCGGGGGTAAATGATGGTGACGGACTCGGACTTGGTGTGATGGTGGCCGCGATACCGGCCAATGCGAGAAACATGGGGCTACTCCTTATTATTTGGGTGATGCTTGTCGAGGAACGAGAACAAGGACGTCCACACTTTGCCCACGGTGGGGGTTTCGGTGGCGACGGTGGTTTCGGTGTCCGCCCTGGCGGTCTCCGGCTCTATCTTGGCGGCTTCATCGGCGGTGAGCACGTTGCCCGGCTGCACGGCCATCTGCAGGTTCAGCCCGTCGATGCCGTGGTTGAGCTTGTTATCGAGCATGTGCTGAGTAACAAAGTAGTTCACACCGCTTACGCTTTTATGGCCTACGAACGGAACGCGGGTCTCCATCGGCACGACCTCGATGGGCTCGTTGGTGTCCAGATTGATTACCGGCGCGCCCTCGTGCTTGATGGTGGTTTCGTTGGACGCCGGCTTGAGCCACGCGCTGTAGCCCAGCATCACCAGTTCGCCCTCGGCGCTGTCCGGCTGCTTTTGATCGGCGTCGGCTGCCGGAGCTGCAGGTTCTGCGGGGGCTGCTTGCTCAGTGCTGCCACCATTGGCCGCCTGGACGTTGAGGGTCAAGTTGCCTTCCCAAATCCAGTTGCCGTACTGGCTGCGAACCCACTTGTTGCGGCCATCGCTGTACGGGTCGCCGCCGGGCTCGGTGCTGGTAATCTGGCCGGTGACTGTGAAGTCGTCGCCAATGGGCAGTTTGGCGCCGGCGGTGTGGGCGTCATTGGTCGGGTAATTCACACTCGGGCCGGTGCGGACGTTCGATGGGCTGTTGACGTGGGCGGTGCCAGTCAGCGGCTCAAATGAACCGGCGAACGGCGTGAGCGGCGCAACCTGCGCGGGCGGCTCGGCAACACTGGCGGCGGGGCCGGTGTATTTGACGATTTTGAGGATAGTGGTGGCGAGGTCGTTGCCGTAGTGGTCGGCAAAGTTTTCCTCGCTGCCATACTCGGGGTCGTCGATGATGAGCTTCTGTCCGTCCCAACTGACAAAACGGACAAAGTGGGTCTGGATACCGTCGTTGGGGTTGTGGTCGAAATCAATCTCAATGACGTACTCGTCGGTGGCGTTATTCGTCAGCACCGAAAGGTCGGCCGGGCGGTTGGTGAAGTCCCACTTGGTGACGAGGGCAACACCGTCAAACAGGCCCGAAATGGCGCCGTCAGCAAGCAGGTCGCCCTGCACCCAGCGGCCGGCGTCTTTGAGTGTTTGGTTCAACGTGAGCGGGCTAACCGAGTAGCCGTAGTGCCGAAGCACCTGCGCGAACGTGGTCAGGAGGCAACCGGCCTCCGCGATTGTTGCCGGCCCGTAGCCGAGCGGTAAATGACCCCACTGTGGGTCGCCTTGCTTAAAAATCATTCTGGCCTCCTAATTGACATTATTATATATCCGGTTATGCTTAGATGCCTATTTTCTTGGTTTTTGGCATTTTAATCAACTCCTTGCCCACCAGCTTTTTCGGCGCCCGCACGATTTTCATCTTGATTGGCTTGCCGGCAGAAACCGCCTTGGTGGAGTGTCTGACGGTGGTGAGGCTGGCGTGGCCGCCGGTCTTTTTGCTGGCGTTCTTGGCCGCGTAGTCGGCTTGCTTTTGAGAGTATTTAGCCTCGGACTTTTGGCGCGCGTTCTGTTTGCTGCCCGAGCCGTCATATTGGTTGCTCGTGGGGTCGAGGTTCGGGTTAGCGTTGAAAAACTTATCGAAGTAAGTGGAACCCGACTCTTTGACCGACTGCATGTAGGCGAGGCTAGTGCCGTTTGCCTTGGCCACATCAAAGCCCTGGGCGATGCCGTCATTCACCTCTTTTTTGTTGTTGGCGATGAAGCCCTGGAATTGCTTGCTCGTCGGGTCGAGCTCGGGGTGGGCGGAAAAGAATTTATCGAAGTAGCCATTGCCCGAGGCCTTGAGCGCCTGCATGGCGGCCAACTTGGATTTGTCGCCCTTGCCGTAGGCGTCGATGAGCGACTGGGCCGCCTTTTTATCGCTGGCAGATTTGGCGTAGTCAAAGTTGTCGTTGGGCTTGGTAGAGCTCGAGTTGATACCCGCGTACTTGGCGGCCTGGACGAGACCCGGCTGCTTCGAGGGGCTGGCGAGGTTGACGCCGGCGGGGGTGAATAAGTTGGACGCGGCGTGCACCATTCTATCCCACGCCTGGGTGAGCGGAGTGTCGCTGGACTTGGCGATTTGGTCGCCCGTAAACATGTCGTGGTTGCCGAACTGCGATATTGCCTCGCGCGCCCCCGGTGCCAACTTATTGCCGAGTTCCCCGATAGGGTTGGTAAGGAGACCAAAAACGTCTTTGAGCTGCCCGTAGTGGTTGGTGATGCGGTACTGCTTCACGTTGCCGTACTTGTCTTTGGTCTGCCACCACACGGGGTTGAGGGGGTCGCCATTGCCATTCTGCCAGGTGTATTTGCCAGTGGTGGCGAGGTTGATAGCCTGCGCGGAAACGAACGAGTACGCGAATAGCCGCGCCACACGCTGAATGGCCACCATCTGCTCGGCCTTTTGCCCCTCTTTGGAAAGCGTGCGGTCGATACCGATGCCGATGGGATTGGTGGCAGTTTTCAAGATGTTGCGGAAGTATTGGCCGGCAAAGAGAAATAGCTGGCTCGCCTGCCGGCTGGATACGCTCATTTGGTCTTGAGAGACAAAGTGCATCGTCTGGTTGCCAAACTCCGCCGCCACCCGGCCGGCCTCGTCGGGCGATAGACCTTTCTTGAGTAGCTTTTTCTCGATAGTCTGGTACGTCATCATACCTTGGCGGTCGCCGAATTTGTGGAACAAAAGCTCGTCCGCGGGCTTCATGGCTTTATCGAGTTTGCCGAGGAGGCCGGTTTGTTTGCCAATTTCATCGAACGCGTTGTCGTCGGAGGCCCGAGAGAGTTTGAGGCCGTAGCTCAACGCCCGCACAATGTCCTCGGTCTTGGGCCCTTTGCCAAACGTGGCGGCGACGGTGCGGGCGATGCCGTGCGCGGCGGTAGCGGAGACCGCAATGTTGTGGGCGTGGATTGTGCCGGCCAGCGTCACCAAACGCTTGCCAAAGGAGTTGACCTTGGCGAACGAGCTGAGGAACGGATTGTCGAGCCGGCCGGTGCGGCTGATTGCCTCGTAGACCGCCTTGGCGTCGGGGTGAATGAGCTTACCGTCGATAACCGCATAGTCCTTGAATTTCTGGTTGCCAAGGTTGGCGTCGGTCGTCTTGGCGGCGGCGGGGCGGCCGTCCGTCATACGGGTGTTCATTAACTTTTCGACGGTCTTGGCGTTCTCGATAGCGTGGCCCTGGGTGGTGAGCATGTGCTCGAGCAATTTGCCCGTGTTGTGCTCGGCGCCAGCCTTGGGGTCAATCTTTTTCACCGCCGCCTCAAAGTCAGCGAGGTTCTTGTATTTATCCTCTTTGACCACATTGCCGTGCGCGTCCACCGTTTCGATACTCTGGCGCTCGATATTGTAGCGGGTGGACTTGCTGAGGCCGGCCGCTTTCCCGCCGCGCTTGCTCTCGAGTCCCGTAGCGACGTGGGGCAAATAATTCTCTTTCTGGCCCTTAATGAGCTGGGCGTCAGCCGAACGGCCACCAATGGCGTCAGCGTGAGCTTTGAAGAATGCGGCAGCCGCGGCGACTTTACTGTCTTTCGGAGTCGCGCCCTCAATGACGGCGTTAATGTCGTCATGGTTGAGCCCCTTGGCCAATTTGTCGAACTCGGAGCGCACTTGCTTGGCTTGGAATGTGACGAGGCGTTTGGCGCTGGGGTTGTCGGTACCCAAGCGCGCGAGGCCCACATTCCCCTCTCGGCTGGCGGCGCGCGTCGGGTTGACGAGCCCCTGCGCTTTGTTGCCAGTGAGTTTGTCAAAGCCTTTCTCGAGTACGGAGCCTGACTTGGGTGCAACGTCACTTGCACTGCCCACCGGGCCATTGTCGACCGGAGCGGCTTTTTCTGCTGGGGCCTTGGGAGCCCGCGTATATTCTGCCGGCAGGTCGTGGGCAATTCGGGTGTACTCCTGGTGGGCGGCGGCGGCCACGTCTTGTGCGGCTTGATAGTGCAGGGCGGCGGCGTCTTTCCCGGTAGCCAATTGCTCGTGCGCCTGCGCGGGGTCAATCTTGGCGGCGGTGGCGCGGTCATTAGCAATAGCGTCCATCGTGTGCGCCGCCTCATTGCGGAGCGTGGCCGTTTGGAGGCTGGCACCCACCGGGTCTTTGGCGAGGCCGCCAACCTGGACGGAGTGTGCGGAGTGGTTGAGCTGAGCAATTTGGCGGGCTGTATCCGGGCTAACGTGGGTATCACTCCCCGCCATCGGCTCGGGCGGCGGTGTGTGGACGGGTTGCCCATTCACCATTTCGGGCGGTGGCCCCTGCAAGTGCGCGGCGGCCATATCGGTGCGGTTCTGAGTCCATTTGGACAGCGCCTCTTTAAGGCCACCCTTAATAAGAGCGCCACCGCCACCGAGAGCCGCACCACCAACCGCGCCGGCTGCGGCCCCGCCGGCAACGTTTTTTGCAATATTCCCCGCCGACAGGTCGTTTTGCTGCGCGGCGTTGGTGACGCCGTATGCCCCACCGAACCCGGCGCCCTCGGCCGCACCTTTGGCCGCGGTCTTGCCGGCGGCTTTGAGTAAACCGTCCTCGACGGCGGTTTTTGCGCCCTCTTTAATAAGAGCGCCACCGCCCTTGAGTCCCGCCATGTCCAACGCAAAACTCCCGGCATTTCCCAGACCGGAGGTGTCGCCGGCATACTTGGAACCGTATTTTTGGTTGATGTAAGATTTTTGGTAATCCTGGTTGAGTTGCTGGAGGTGCTGTATGGCCGCCTGTTTATTGCCGGCTAGCGCGTCGAACCCGGCGGCGCCGAGATGGTACAAGCCCTGGGTGGCCTCCACTGGAAAGTCCGCTATCGTCTTACCAGCGTTCACCGCGCTATCGACGAGGCCTTTGCCAATCCCTACGGCCGTCTGCACGGGGTGAGTAACTGCGTTCGCCAATCCACCCAGAAAACTGTGAGCGATGGTGCCAAACGAAATCGGCCCCTGCGCGGGGTGCTGGTTGGCAGTCTGAGGGTTGTAGACGTTGTACGACTGCTGCTTTGTCCAGTCGATTGAGCCGCCACCACCCCCACCATGAACGGGGGCGCTTAAAGAGCCATCTGAGTTGAAAATTCCCATATTTTAACCATACCCAAGTGACTTACGCGCGCCGTAGAATGCCTTGGCGATATCGGCCTGCGGGATAGTGCCCCCATATTGTTTGTAGAGCGCGGGCAAAATAACGTTTTCGGAGTAGCCCTTGGGCCGAATCATAAACCCGTTGAGCGAATTGTAGATATCCGAGTTCAAGGACTCTTGCGGGCTGGGAGCCTTGGGCTGGTTGTAAGCTGAAGCATTTATTTGTGCAACCTGACGGGCGTTGGCGGCGGCTTGGTCGGAGAGACGTTGCTGGAATGCTTTGTTGGCGTCGTTGGTGAGCTGGTCAGCCACATAGCCAGATTTGAGACCCGCGTATTTCGAAGTAATGGCCGAAAGCGCCGTATTGTAATTGCTGGTGGCGAGTTGGCGCTGAGTGGCGACGTCGGCGTGTTTATTTGCCTGCTCGGTCGTTATGCCGCCAAGCGACTTGAGATAATCGGCGGTCTGGCGGTTGTTGTCATTAGTTTGGAGGCTCGAGGAATTTCCCTCGAGGGCATTGGTGTAGTTGAAATCAGACTTGGCGGCGGCGTCATTTTTGGCCGTCGTGAGAGTATCCTTGGCATTGTTGTAAAACGGGTCAATACTGCGGTCGGTTGAATCAAGAGACGCATTGGTAGAATCGAGTGTGCCTTTAGCGGTCGCGCTTTCAGCCGCGGCCTGCGGGTCGTAGACGGCGTTTGCTGTTGAGGCGTAATCGGCTGCTGTTGGCATTTGATTAGTCTGTCTCCACTAGTAAGCTGGCGGGCAAGCCGGCGCCGGCCTGAATGCCAGCCGTACCACCACCCGCGCCGTCTGACCTGAAACCAACGTTAAAGGTATGCCAGCCTGTGGTTAATGGCCCAGACCACTCCATTTTGCCCGGAGTACCCGTGTTGGCGGTGACGGTGAAGCTATCGCCCTGCTGCAACTTAGTGCCAGAAACAACCGGGCCGTCCCATAACTCCACGGTCGAATAGCGACTCGCCGCCTGGTTATAAAGCAAGCTAGTGAAAAATGATACTTTCATTCGACGGGCTGCCGAAATGTAGACCGGCAATGTGAGCCCGGTGGCCTGGACGGTAGTGGTTGAGGCAGTTGTCACATTGCCGGTAATTTGGACATACCCCGCGGCTCCGAGGGGCGTGAGTTGCCGCAAATCGAGAATTGAGGTAATGGTAGTACCATTCGATATCACCTTACAGAGCCATTGTGAGTCGGCTGTCGGGAGTGCTGGGGGTGTAGCGTTATTGGCCACCGCTTGCGGGGTATTGATTACGCCCGTGGAGCGACACGAGACGTAGGTGTCGGAGTTGATAGCGGCCGTAAACGACTGACCCGTAATGCTGGCTACACGCACGCCGTTGGATTGGAATGTAGCGCCAATGATTGCCGGCACTGTGTAGCTAAGCGTCGAGAATCCGCTAGGGAGACCGCCACTCACCACGAAGCTTTGGAACCCGTCAATAAACCGCTGTAGCGGAGAGTTCGAGGGTGCAAAAAGAGTGTCCAAAGCTGAGCCCGCCAACACGTTCGACAGGTCGTATGCTTGGAGCACGTTCAGTAAGTATGTGAGGTTTTGCCCTACCGGCGTGGCGTCAAAGTCGTCGCCATTTTTCGGAACTGGTACGGGAAATGATAACATTTAGTGCCCTCTCTTGACTTATTCTAGTATATCCCCCTTATGCTTGGCTATAGGGACGAGGATATCGTTACTGATTTGGTTGGCTAAAGATGTAGTAGCGGAACTGAAAACCCCCCACCGGCTGGGCGGCACCGATGGTGAAACCGCCGCCACCCACGATATAGAGATTATTTGCATCGGCGTAAGCTTTAAAAAAGTACCCAATCTTGCGTTGCACCGATGGGCCGGCGCCGCCGTCTGCACCGGAGCGTATCATGGGGAGTTTGATATAGGTGGTCGAGCCACCGCTGAGGTATTTGTAATATACGAGAAATTGCGGCACGTACCCAAGATTGTGCGGGATTGTGGCAAACGTGAATGGCCAATTGATGATATCCCCATCGTTGCCGGGCGATGAAATGGCGTCATTATAAATAGCCAGTTTCAGCGACTCGAGCGTGCTAAATTTATTTTTCTGACGTGCAATTTCCTCCTGAATTGCGTCCAGGTCGGCGTTATCAAGCTCCTCCTGGGTGAGAATGCCCGTGAGGTCAACGGTTGGCTGTATCATGCTGCCGCCTGCGAGGCTGGTTCGCGCAGTAGAAACCACTTGATTGTGACGGTGGCCGGAGTCCCGGCGACGAGGGCGTTATAGTTGCCGGTGACGTAGGTGGTGTCGGTATTGCAGTAAGCCTCGAACGTTACGAGCCCAGTGTTGTCCACCAGGAGGTCGTCACATGGCCGCCAGAGCGAATCGGTGGACAGGTTGTAGTACGCGAGGTAGATGGGAGCATACCCGAGGCCGTGCTGAAAACTCTGCACGCCAAACGCCCCAGCTCCGCCAGCCCAGGAGAACGAAAAAAGACCGTTGGCGATGAATGAAAGTTTGTCATTGAACGTGTCGAGTTGGTCGGCCTGCCTGTTGATGGTGTCCATGAGGTCGCCCGCGCGGTTGGCTGGGTTCTGGAGCCCAAGGCTAAATGACTCGCTGAGCGGGTTGGTATCTATTCCACTCATACAACGTCCGGCCGCACTTTCTTAAATTTGAGCGTAACGGTGTACTTGGAAGTACGCCAAGGGTTTAGGGCTAAATTATTACCCCAGCGCGCTTGAAAGTGCTTGTCGGCGTCACCAACTTCGAACTGGATAAACACCTGCTTTTTCGTCCCCCACTTCTTACCCACGGCGCCCCATTTGTCGGGGCTACCGACACCCTCCCACACCATGCCGCCGCTGCTGAGCGGTTTCTGGGTGCTGAAATTGAGTTGCTGATACGCGGTAGCGTAGCCAAACAGGAGGTTCTGATTGGTGTGCGAGTCGGAAAAAAGATTGAAGTATTTGACTTTTTTATCATAGGCCGACTTGCCAAAGTCCTCGATGGGAGTGTCGACATATGAGGTGTAGGCCCCGATAGAGTAAACGCTGGTGGCGTCTGGCGTGGTCGTCCAGGCGGCCGAGAGCGTGAGCTGGGTGGCGCTGTTAGCGGAGACGGTGCGCTGCTGCCCCGCGCCGGTGCCGGCCACGATGGTAACGTCGGCATCGACGAATTGGTTGGTCGTCCAGGCTTTCGTCGAGTCAGAAAGCGTGGTGCTGGTGCCCGCCGAAGCGGTGCCATTATCGCCCGCGATATCGGCATAACCCTGGAACGCCTGCACAATGTAGCCCTTGGTCGGGTGGCCGATGAGCACCGAGTCACGAAGCGTGAACCGAAATAGCATAGCGCATGAGCCCGGGTAATGGTCCCAGGTGGCGTAGCGAACGACTTTGGGGTTACTCATATCGAGCATCATGGCTTTGTCCGGGGTAGAACTCGAAGCCGATGGATAGCCAAAAATGTACTTCTTTTCCGGGGGTGAGTAAATTGCCCAAATCTTGCTGATAAAGTTGGCATTCATGTCATTTTTGAATGTGGCCTCTATTTTGTCAGAAATGATAGTGGCATGGTAATTTTGCATAACTGCGACGCCCGACTCACAAACCCACATGAGAATGCCCTGCCGAATCTTGCGAATGGAGAGCGGTGCGGGGCAACCAACCTCTGAGTCAGCTTGCCGGATTTGAATGTTACCAAGAGTGGTACTAGCACCCGTACCCAAGGGCTCACCCTGGGCGTACCAAACTGACTGCGTTTTGAAAATCACCACATCATCGAAGTACTTTTTGATAGAGGTGATGGTCTGCCCGTCGTCGGTGTTTATTTCAATGAAGTTACCCCAGGTGCCGTAGTTGCTGGGGTCTGTGAAATATAGGAGGCTCGAGTTAAGCTTCGCCCCATACAAACGGTTCTTGCGATTCTCGATGTACTGAATCGGGAAAGTGCTTATGTTTATAAAGCTGCCGCTACCACCCCACTGAAATACCCCATCAACCCCGTTGACCGCATAGACGTTGTTGCGAATGGTGGTGAAATCCCAGAATGTATTGATGGTGTACGGGCCGCCGATGAGCGTGCCGCCACCCGCATTATCGTATTTATAGAGATAGGTGCCAGTGACTCCCCCGGGCGCAGTGCCGGCGTTCGTGCAGTTGACCGCGAAAACGAGGAGCTTGGTGCCATCACTCTTGTAGAATGGGTGGCCATTGACGATAGCGCCGGGCAAACTGTTGGTAATGAGCTTGGTGTAGCCCTTGCGGGTCTCTACGGCTCCCGTGAGGTCGTAGAGCACGTTGAGCAAGTTGGGCGAAAAATTGTCAGGTAGAGCCGACGGGTCGCTCGAGTTATCGAGGCCCGCAAATCCATCGACCTCCCAGTCGAACTTATGGAGCCGGTCGATATCGTGTTTGGTGAGTGTTGCGCCTCTGGTTCCCATAATCTTGCCTCATTATACCGCTTAGGGTTGACTATTTGTAAGTGTCGTTCCATTCGTTGTCTGGCTGCCTGCCGGGCGTCCAGTTTGGAGCGCCAGGCACCGCCCCCGGCGTGAAGCCTGGGCCCGGGCCAGCGCCCGCCTGCCAGCCAGGGTTCCCGGGGGTTGCGTTGGTGTAAATGGCGGCTTGCCCCGGGAATCCCGGTATCCAGTCGAAATGCGGGCGACTGGGGGTAACTCGGGTAATGACCGTGAACCGCCCGCCAATCGTGGAATTGAGGGCGTAAGCGGTGATGAGGAACCGTCGGTTTGCCACGGCGAACGGCTGCTGTCGCTTGGGGACTCGGGCGCGCAAGGGCTCATTGACGGGTTGTTTCCAGATAGCCACATTCTTGCCGACGCTGAGCAAAACCCTAAACTGGCCGCCGATGGTCGACTGCAAACCCGACACCGTAACGAGATAGCGGAACGACGGGTAAGGCGGCATTTGGCGCTTGGGTACGCGGGAGCGGAGCGGCTGGTTTGTTGGGTGTACCCAACTCGATAGGTTGCCTCCTGGATTGCTGGTGACGCGGAATTGCCCATTGATAGTAGACTGATTTACGTTCGTAATGAGGAACCGGCGGCTGGGGTACTGCGGCATTTGGCGCTTCGGCACTCGCGCACGTAGGGGCTCGTTTGTGAGGGCTTTCCATGAGGGGCTGAGGGAGGGATTACTCGCCACTCGGAACTGGCCACCAATGGTAGATTGGTTCGCGGTGGTAATGAGGTAATGGCGGGCGGGCGGCTGAGGTTGCTGGCGCTTGAGCCAACGGTGGCGGAGGGGCTGGCCGGGGGGCTGCTTCCACATCGGCTCGAGTGACGGATTTTGGGCGACCCGGAACTGGCCACCGATAGTCGACTGATTTATGCCCGTAACGAGGAATCGCTTATTGATAGCGAACGGCTGCTGTCGCTTGGGGACTCGGGCTTTGAGAGGCTGATTTGCCGGTTGTTTCCAGCTAGACGGGTTAGCGGCGGGGTTTGAGGTTACACGGAATTGGCCGCCAATCGTTGAGTTGGTAGTAGTGGTCGGCAAGAACCGGCGCGTCGGATATTGCGGTTGCTGCCGTTTTGGTACGCGCGCCTTGAGCGGCTGGTTTGCTGGTTGCTTCCATACTGGTTCTAGCGACGGGTTGGCCGTAACTCTAAACTGGCCGCCAATGGTGCTCGAGTTGGTGCTTGAAACCAAGAAACGCTTTGACGGATACTGAGGCATTTGACGCTTTGGCACGCGTGAGCGGAGTGGCTGCTGGTCGGGTTGCCCCCAACTCGACATATTGGCTGCGGGGTTGCTGGTAACGCGGAACTGACCACCGATGGTGCTTTGCGTAGAGGTGGTTATGAGGTAGTGGCGACTTGGTGGCTGAGGTTGTTGTCGTTTGGGCACGCGAGCACGTAAGGGCTCATTTACTGACTGCTTCCAGCTCTCCGGGTTGGTGCTTGGATTTTCACTCACTCTGAACTGGCCGCCAATCGTCGCTTGGTTGGCAGTAGTAATTAGGTAGCGACGGCTGGGCGGCTGGGGTTGCTGACGCTTGGGAACTCGTGCGCGGAGAGGCTGATTGACTGGTTCGGCAAAACCGTCACCAATGGCCGGGTTGAGTGAAACGCGGAACTGGCCGCCAATGGTCGAGCTCGAAGTGACGATGGTGGCAACATAGAATAATTGACGCACCGGCGGTTGCTGGCGCTTCGGCACCCGTGCTTTGAGCGGTTGGTTGACCGGCTGATTCCAGTATGAGATGTACGGCGCGGCCGAGGCTAACGGCGAAATCGGCCCGCGCTTACGCGGGAATTGGCGAAATGGCACGCTCATTTTAGTACATCTCGATTAGCGGTTTGCGATTGTTATTCGCCGGCCACCCAGCGTTACGAATGTACATTGCAGGGTCGGTGTCGGGCCCCAGCGCCCCGGCCGCGGCCGGTTTGAGTTCCACCACGCCTTGACCCCAGGCGCGGGCGATGCTTCCCGATTCCGTCCAAGCCATACTGTAGGCGCCGTGGGTAGTGGTAGCGAGGTGAGAACCAGCGCCGGTACGGTTTGGGGTGGCGTCAAACTGATTGAAGTCCTGTATCTGGCTACCGCCCGCTGTAAGCGTCGTGACGGCCGAGGCCATACCAATCGTGTCAAAAATCCAAGCGTTATCGTTGACGGTCGTGAGGCTAACGCTTGGGCTTAGAGTGGTGCCAATTCCCGAGTTAGTGTTGGACGGAGCGCTCTGGTCAACCCCAGTAAATGATGCAGCCCCTCCATAAATAGAGGCCGTGATGCTTGGCGTAACCACAATGTTGTTCGCGCCGGTCGCGGGGGCCAGCAAATAAAATATTTGGACGTGTAACGCTGAGGTGGCCGCAATCGGCGTGCCGAATAGTGCCGTCATTGCCACGCCATTGTAGGTTACTGAGCTAATCGTGGCCGACGAGCCGGTATAGGCAATGCCCACCAACAGAATGCGGTTTGCACCGCTGCAGGTGTGGCTCCAAATCAGACTTGAGACAGTAGTAGAGCCTGAGTTTGCGTTTGAGTCCAGGTCGAGGGCAATAGCCATTGCCTACTCCAATACAAAGACGCCGCCGGGGCTACGTCGCGCCTTTTCTTCGACCTCCTCAATTTGCTTTTCGAGTGGCTTGCAACCACGCTTTAAGCAGTACTCCTGGGCACACACAAGGCCGTGGCACTTGGTGCAAGTCCCCCGCCGCTGAGTTTTACCGGCCAAATGCCGGTCAAACGAATTCTTGGGGTTGTAAATCCACGTAAACCCGCAGTGCACGCAAGAACGCGTCTCGCCCTCGATTAGGCGGCCAGACGCGTCGTGCGTTAAGAAATATCCAGATGGTCGTACTAACGCTTTCACTCGCGTAGACTTCCTTTCTTAAACTAGCCCTCGATTTAAACGAGGAGCGAGAAGCGTTACTCCTGATGGAAAATAACGCCGGTGTTGGAGTCCGTACCACCGGAGACGGCGGCGTATTCCATGATTACACCGTTCGAGGCGGTTGCAGGGACGATGAGCTCAGAGTCGGGAATCGCTACCCAGCGGAACCCGGCACGGGCGTTGACACCAATGCTCATTAGCGTCACACCGGCTGTACCGGCGGCGGTGGAAGTTTGGCCACCAACTGCCACGGCGGCGGCGTCGGCGGTGTCTAGCGGGCTAGGGGTCACTGCCGTCCAGGTGCCAGCGGTGGTCTGACGCTTGAGGCGGATTAAGTAGTTCTGGTCGACCGGGGCGGCACCAGCGGAACTACCGAAGTCCCACTCATAAATTGCAAGGCGAGTAGCCGCGGTGGCCTCAACCTTGACAATGCCGGCTGTTGCGGCTGTTGCCGAAGCGGCGGCTGCACCTGTCGTGCTAAATCGTTTCATTGCCATTTATATGATTCTCCTTATGGTTATTCTAGTATGTATCGCTATTTAATGGCAATAGTCTGTTCGACTTTAGCGCCATCTGGGCCCAAACACCACCACCCGAGGAAATACCGATTGACGTAATGCCGCTCGGTTCCATCGTTCAGTTTTTCAGCCCGCGTCTCTCGGAAATAGATGAGGGTTAGCGGAGGATTTGGGACGAAGTATTGGGGGTGAGCGGCAAAAGCCATGCCATTGACTTCAAAAAGCCCGTCACGCAAATCGACGGTGTACCAGTTGAGTTTGTCAGTAAGATGAAATCTGGTTAATTTCTTCGACTCAGAGTATTTTAAAACATCGAAAAACGCGCTCTTTGAGGGGTCGAATTGCGAAGCGTCCTCATGGGTCTGGGCGAGCTGGGAGCCATCTTCGAACTCGGCCACAAACAGGAAACGCAAAAAGTGCTCCTCAAACTCGTCCTCTCCGGGCGGGAGTACGAGGGGGCGGTTAGTATCCTGGTTCATGATTTGTTCATCGCCTCCCAGGCGTTGCGCTCCTCGGGGGTCAAATCATCAGCAACGCGCTCGCCCGGGTCGGCTGGAGCCAGCAACGAGCCCAATTCGGGGCCCTGGGGGGCGCTGGGGCCGGAGTCCGGCACATGGTCGCTAGGGGCAACATACACATCGGCTGGGCCGACGCCGCCGGGCGCAACTACTTCTTGCCCCATGTTGGCTTGTTTGTGCTTAGCAATCAACTCTTGGAATTGGCTTGTAGTAACGTTGTCGGGGAATTTCAAAATCCGCCCGCACCCCTTAGCTAGGCAGGTGGCGACAATACTGCCACCTTGGAGCTCGAGCGAGTGCTCGGTCTCCGTCTGGTCGTTGGCGCAAAAAATGTCTTGTGTTTCCATAATCTAGTTCTCGTTCCACTGAACCATCTGCGTAATGACGGGCGAGTCACCCACCGTGGCATTGTTGGCAAGCTGCACCTGAGTCGCCAAGTAGTCGGTGAACGCCGGGTTGGCGTTGGTCGAAGCGGCGTGGCCGGCGGCCTCGGGGCCCGTAGCCCCCACATTGACCGACTGGCCAGAACCAATCGAGATTACGCTCGTCATATCAACCGTAAGATTGGAGTTGGTACTTTGCGAGGGCGTCGTGTAGGTGGCGGGGGTAACGCCCTTGAGCGTCGAACCGCCCGGCATTGCCCCGGCAGTATGGGCCCAAAGCACAGCAAAAATGTTACTGTAGGTGCCCGTCCACTTGCCGTAGAGCCAAGCCTCAAAACTATTGAGGCCTTGCTGAACGCCGGCCGCGCTAAATGCAGTGGTATTGTCGTCTACGCTTTTCCAGTCAGAGACCGAAGCGGCACCACGAGTCGTCCCGTGGGTGGGCGAACCAGTGGCGGCTCCATTGTCTCTTTGCCAGGCGAATGTTGACGACATGAGGTATCCTTATGAGTTATTATCGTGCTTATGCTCGCTCGGCGTCAAGACGTCGGCGATAAGGCTTTCTCGGCCTCGCGGAGCTTTGCCTTGCGTTCTTCGAGGCGCTTTTCGCCCCGCTCAAGCAGTCCGGCACGCTCGTCCTGCTTTTTGTTAACCTCGGCCACATATTTAGCGTCCTCGACCACGGTAGCCTCGCGGGTGGCCAGATTACGCTCACGCTCATCGGCGGCCTGCTCCCGCGCCAGTGAGGTCTTGTCGCGTTTTGCAATATCGGCCTCACGGGCTTCCTGGTTCTTGTGGACAGTCACCATGTCGTTAATATCTTTGTCGAGACGTTTGCGTTCGGCCGCCAAGGCCTCCTCACGCTTCTCGAGGTCAGCGGTGGCCGTAGCTAATTCCTCGGCGCCGGCGCGAGTGACGGCGGCAATCTGCACTAGCTCGGTCTCCTCGGCGTGAAGCTCGTCGAGACGGGCCTGGAGCTGGGTGAGTTCGTCGAGTTTTGCCTGCGCCAAAAGCGAGAGGCCCTGCTCGATAAAATCGTCGCGGTTTTGTTCCGCGGCGGCTTGCTGTTCTTCGGTCGGCTGCTCATCGCTGGGCTGTGTGGGTTCTGCCATGCTATGTCCTTTATTATGAGGATATCTTACCAGCTTCGGCCGGTTCGCGTAACCTGTTGTGGTAATTGTATCTGGCGGTCGCCAATGGTGCGGCGCAAGCGGTCAAGCTCACGGCCATACATCGTTTCCAGGTTCGCCGGCACACCCTCGTCTTTGACAATACAGTCAATCGCCGCTGACACACACATGAGGTCGCGGTACTCGATAGGAATGACGCTGACGTCGTTGCCGAACTGCAAAAGTGGCGGGATATAAACGTATTGCATGGCGATGCGGTAAGCGCCCTGCGGTATGGGAACGAGGCCCATAACGTTGCCGGTGATGTAGTAAAATTGCGGCCCCACATTAAGAGCGGGGTTCATACCAATAAAGGCGTTGTTGGGGCTGTAGGTGTCAATAAATCGCTCGTTGTAGTTGATGGGGTCGAGCGGAATGTCGGTATCGGCGTGCGCCACGCGCTTAAACCTCTTGAAGTCGCTGGGCAACGTGTACTCCTGGACGGTGGCAACAGTGCCCGGCGGCGTGCCGGTAGCATTAAGCTCGGCCGGCTTTTCGAACCAGCCCGCCTCGGGAGCGGCCGATAGCATTTCGTCCTGGGTATCGCGCGCGGCTTTATTGATTGAGAGCGTGATTTGAGCGGTCGAAAAGTTTTTCTCCGAGTTCTCGTCAATGAGGAACCGGGTGCGGCCAACGTAGTCGTTGAGGTCAATAAGGTCTGGAAATGTCGACATTTTACATCATACCCAAAATGCCCTTGCGAACGCGGGCTTTATGAATTTCCTCGGCACCCCAGCGCATTGCGTCTTGCACCCCCGGCGCCACCGCTTCCTCGCGGGCAATATCCTCTTTCTCCATGACGTCGGCAAAGTGCTGGTAGCCCTTGACACGCATATTTATCGTGTTATTGATGCTGTCGATGATGCGCTGCAAGTCCGATTCGTCCGGGTCACGGAAGTCGCCATTAGCCTCTTGGATAGTGAACATGGGGCGGAGCTTCTGCTTGCGCGCCTGCATGGCTGACATGCCGTGTACCGTAAAGCCCGGGATTGCCTCGACGGTCTGGTAAATTTGGTATCTCTCAATCGTCGTGTCCCACAAAATGACAATATCGGAGGCATACGCGTTAATGCGCTCCTGAAACTCGTAGGGATTGATTGGGAGAGGTCGTTTCACGATTTGAGCACCAAAGTTAGCAGATAAGTAAACGAGGGCGTTGTGCCGCCGATGGTCTGGACAAAGCGAATGTACGGCCCCATGTTGGTGAGCTTGAGAATGCTAGAGCCGGGAGCCGTCACCTGTGTAAAGGCAGAGCCAAGGTCGTACCAGTCGTTACCGTCCCACGAGGTCTGAGCCTTGACGTCGAGGGTTGGGGTGGTACCACTGCGCGCGCTGACGTTCAGCAAGGCAATCGCCTCGGTGAAGCCGCTGACGTTAATGGCGGGCGAGTTTAAAGTAGCGGTTTCCGCCTGGCTCGCGTGCGGGGTGACTACTTGGCTCTCTCTAAAGTTTCTCATTATGGCTCCTTAATGCTTTCTGCTCTCCTTTGGGATACCGACACGAATGTCGGTATCCCCGGCAGAGCGGAACGCTAGTTGGTGTTGATTAGCGTAACGTTCTTGGACGGCATGTTGCAGTACGGCTGCGAATCGAAGTTGCAGGCGAACATAAACGCGTCCAGACCTTGAGCGGCGAGTAATGGGTGGAGCACCCCGCCCGTGCCGTCACCATTCGGCACCCACTCAATCTCGGAGGCCTTGTAGCCCTCCCAGGTGTCCGTCTTGAGGCCGTAGATGGTTTTAGCATCAATACGACGGCTGGCGATTACCGGAGCGTTGTTAAACGTCACGGCGCCTGACAGACCTTTCTGGAAGTCCTTGGAACTCGCGGCACCACCGGAGAACGATGGAGTCGACTGGCCCGAGCTGACGACGTACTGGCGCAAAGCTTGGAGCTGGCGCAAGTAGCGGCGGCGGGTAACAAAGTCGTAGTACCAGAGGTCTACAACGTCACCACCCCAAATCGTCACCAAGTCCTCACCGGCTTGCAGGGCGTCCTCAAAGAGGTTGTCCGGCGTGGTGGTGGTGTTCACCATGTCGTACACGTTGGCCTGCACCTCGGGCACGGTCGCACGGTTGATACCGAAGTATGTACCCGTGTTGGCAATCATGGTCTTGAGACCTTGCGTTTCCGCAACGTTCGTACCATCGAAGTTGCCCGCCCGATAAATAAACGCGCCGGAGCTGGCGGTCTGCGCCGAGTCCACCGTAATCTGGCTGTTCACGCGGTCGACGTTGGTGATGAGGGCACCACCTGTGTCGTTGGCGATGGAGTACACCGGAGTCGACTGCTCGGTGGCACCGTTAAAGATTTGAATGCGCTGGTTGATGCCCAGGTTGAGAACGGAGTCGACGGTCAAGACGGTCACACCTGCGGCCGCACCAGTCAACTTTGCAAGCCGGGCGTGGCCGGTGGCCACCTGGCGGGCAAGGTCGTTGGTGAAGTCAGTAAGTGAGCGCGTCATTTCGTCGTACATAACGTTCACAAACGCGGCCTTGTCATCATAGGAGTCGCGCACGATACCGCCGGTGAACTGACCGATGATATAGTTACGCGCTAGGTTGATGGTTGCGTTTACTGAACGTTGCACGCCGGCGCCGGGTAGGCGCTGCAAGTCTGACCGCGCGGCAATGGACTGGTTACGGCCAACGTGCAGAGCGCGGGTGAAACCCTTACCCTGGGCAGCCCGCACAAGTTTGGGCTCCATGACAGCCCAAGGGCCGACTTCGTTGTTAAGCTGTTCACCAATCGTGCCGGGGTAGACGGTCTTGAGTACCGCGTTGACGGTGGCTGTTGAGGCTTGGAAAGCCATTGTCTATTCCCTTTACAAAAGTTTAAGTGTGTGAGTGCACTTACCCCAGTTCGTCGACAACGGCGCCAATCTTCTCGAGAGTTCTTTGCTTTCCCGATTTGTTTGGGTCGTCGGCGGCTTTCACGCCTGGGCTTCCGCCTGGACGCTCAGCACTGGCTGTAGGTGCGGTTGCAGAGGCTTGAGCTTGTTTGACAAGTACGTTCTCAATGTCGTCGGCATACTTTTCCATATACGCGGCTTTGAGAGCGGACTTACTAAGATTCTCACCAAACATCTCTTTGGCCTTGGGCAAGACGTCCTCGACTTTGAATTCGGGGTAGCCTTTCTCTTTGGCCCAGTCTGATAAATTGGCGACGTCGGCTTTGGCCTGAGCGGCCGACTCGGCGGCTTTCCTGTCGGCGGCAATTTCTTGCCGGACAATCTCGCTCACTTTGTCCTTGCTGACGTATCCCTCTTTTTCAAGAGCTTTCTTAGTCTCGGGTCTGAGGATAACCTCATCGCCCTCGTCGTCGGGCTCGGGTTCGTTCTCCGGGTCTTTGGGCTTGTTGGCCGCCTCTAGCTTGGCCTCTGCCTCTTTGCGTGCGGTCTCGGCTGCTTCGGCTTTCGCCTCCGCTTCCTTGCGCTTTTTCACCTCATCTTGCAGGCGTTCACCGGGAACCTTCCAATCTTTGTCTCCCTCTTTCGGCTCGTTGGCCGGCGGAGTATCGGAGGCCGGGTTGGGTGCGTCGGGCTCTTTTGTGGCCGCGGGAGCGGCGGACTCGGCTACCGGCTCGGCTGGTGGGGCCGCTGGTTCACCATTGGTCGGGGCGGGCGGAGTTGATGAGTCTCCTAGTGCTTTCATCGCGTCGGCTTTGATTTCGTCGGCATTTTTCAATGCGTCTGCCATCGTAGGCCTCCTTTCGTTCATTTTTTAATGAGGTTATAGTCCTCGGTCAGATTGTGAAATTAACGGGTGCGCGGCTTGCGATTAAGCCGGGCGTTGGGCGGGACGGGCGCCGGCTTGGGCGCCATCGGGGACGTGCTGGGCGTGCGGTCGGCGGTCGGGCGCTTGAGCTTGGCTTGCTTGGGCACAATTTTGTTGCCATTGTTCAGGTTGCCCGAAACTTTGGCACTCATCATACGCAAAACGCCTGCATCAGGCTTGCTCGACACACTTTTAGAGCCCATAGGGTTACTATTGGCCTTTTTCATTAGTACAGCCTCTCTGCGCGGTCAAAGCCGCACTCGGAACATTTACCGTCCACCAAATCGACTTCTTTACCCAAACCGTTTTTACAGTTGGGGCAGAGACTCCCGGGCACCGCAGTATTCTCCTCACGAGTACCCGCCTGGGTGGGCATTCCGCCTGGTTGACCGGCTTGCGCCATTGAACCCGCTAACATGTTAGCGAGCCGGGGGTCAGTGCCACCTGAGCTGTCGAGTGGTTGGACGGGCGAATTTTCTCCGCTCATATACTCACTCCTTTACTAATATTATGACTTTATTATCAACGCAAAGCATAAGCGTGTCTAGTAGCTGGATATCTCTAGCCGCCAACCTGCGCAACCTCTTGCTGGGTCTGCTGCTCTTGGGCGGCCGCCTGCTGGGGCGGAACGCCCTGCTCGGCCTGCTGGGCTTTGGCCTTCTTTTTCATGCCGGCTGTCTTGATGGGCGAGTTGGGAACGCTGTCGCCGGTCTCGCTGTTGGGCATGAGTCCGCGGGCGGGCGTAGTAGCCTTGAGAGCGATTTGGTGGTCGCTCATGTGCTCTTGCATCATCTTCTGGACGGACTTGGGCAGCGTGGCAAATAGTGGGTTCGGGGTTCCATCGGTGTTCGTCATGTAGGCGTTGTGCACCTCCATGTGGACGAGGTGGTTGTCAGTGAGCGATACCTTGGACGGGAAGCCCTGGGCCAGCATATTGTTCTCTTTATCGGCCTGCTGCACCGCCTCTTGCGCGCTCTCCACGTTGAGGCCGCCGCGCAACTGGATTTCGGCCGCGTCAGAGTCGATACCAAACTTCTCGTAGAATTGCTGCTTTTCGATGGGGGTCATGTCATTAGTCGTGCTGGAGCGAACCATCAGTGACTCGGAGCGCTTGATGGGCTCAACGTTGAGTGAGGCCATGAGCTTCTTGAGGCTAATGGACAGCTTCATGTGCTTGGTGCGGTGGTCGAGAATGGCCTGCTTGACCTCATCAGATAAGCCCCACCAGTCGTCGGACTTGCCGAGCTGGTCGATAATTTCGATGTGAGTATCGTGATTTTCGAAAATGTAGGGGTCGTCGACTTCTTCGCCTTTCATCATGCGGCGGTTTTCCTCAATCTGGCGGTCGATATCCTGCTGGTTGTCACCCATAACGTCGGTGAGCGCGCGGATATTGGCCAACTTGAGGCCTTGCTCGGGAGTAATCCATTTCTTATCAACCATGTCGCCGGCCAATTTTAGCCGCTCAGTTTGGTCGTATGGGAGGCCGGTGCCCACCTGGACACGCACCCTGTCCTCAAGGACAATGTCGCTCGCCTTGACGGTGGCCCATTGGGTTTGCCCGGCGCCATTGTCGGCCTTGAGCGGAACCTTGCGGTCGCCCTTATAGTGGTATTTGGCCGTCTTGAACATGAGTTTGGCTTCGCGGGCGATGTAGTCGGCAAAATTGTCCTTGTAGATTCCGAGTGAGGTGGAGTCGCCCGATTGGAGCGCCTGCACCAAGTCGCCCGAGGCCCGGGAGGTGGGCAATTTGCCGTAGGTGGCGTCATGGATACCACCAATGTCGTCAATCCACCGCTCAAGGTTGCTCATATGACTCTCGGTGTAGTGCGGCAAGTCGTGCGCCTGAGACTGCGTGGGCTGGCCGGCGGCGGCATTGTACTGAACGAACTGGCCCGTGCGGTCGGTAATAACGGTCACACCCGAACCGCGAGGAATCATCCAGTTTATCTTGCCCATCGTTTGCATGGTTTCCTCAACCTGGCTGGCGCCGCGGGAGAGAGCCTGCTGCAGGCCGCGAATGTCTTTGATTACGCCGTCGGTCTCGTACAACTGGTCGGCAACATCGGTCTGGTAGTACTCGTAGGGGAATTCGTCGATGGGCCACTTGTCTTTGTAGAGCAAAACATTGGACTGAGTGGTGACGTAGAGGTTTATTACCCACGCCATCACGTCCATGTCGTACTCTCTAACGTAGGTTTCGCGGAGAATTACGGTGCGCTGCATGGGGTCGGCGTGGTTAGCCATTTCAGGGGTGCGGCCGCCGCCGTTCGTCAGTGATTCGAGTTTGAGGGTTGATAGACTGCTCTTGTCGTCAGCACTAATGAGGTCGACAGCGTTTTGGTCGTAGCGCTGGTTAGAGGCCAACTCGCCGAGGGTGCGCGGAAACGCCTCATTAATAAAGCGCATGTCCTCTTTGGAGGTAGCGCGCCAGTCGGCATACACCGAGTAGTTATCACACGCCAAAACCAAAACCTCTCCCTTGAGGGTTTTCACCGTCCGCTTTGACCCGTCGGCGTCGGTCACTTCAAACGGAGTTGTAGGGGCAATGGCGTCCTGGTTCCAAATCGTCTTTGACCACGCGATGCCGTGGCGGCCGCCCTGGCCGGCAACTTTCTTGTGTACGGAGTTGAGTTTGAGGTGGTCATACCAGTGTTCGTAGAGGTACTGCTCTTTTTTGGCCTTGGAAAATGCGTCGTCCTCTTGGGTGCCGGCGATAATATTGACCATCGGGTGTTCGCGGGTGAGGTACGACAGTACGCCGCGGGTGAGCTGCTTGGCTTTGTTGACGTTGATACGCGAGACCGCCTTTTCGGCCGGCATGGGCTCGAGCATTTTATTATTCACGTTGTAGCGGAGAACCTGGCGGTCACGGTAAAACGTGTCGTTGATAAACCACTCGAGTTCATACGGCCGCCGGCCTTGGAGGCAGTACTGGAAAATATTGTCAGCTTTGGTGGCCATCTCGGCCACTTTCTGCTGCTGGGGCGTCTTAATGCCAAAGTTGCGGGTTTTCTCCGCCACCGCCGCAACGACGTCTTGGTCTACTTTGCCTGCTCCATCTGCCATTATTCTGTAGCCTCCGCCTCATCAACTGCAGCCGCCACAGCGTCTTTACCGCCCAAATACCGCCCCACAGCTTCCATCAACTCAGTCTTGGGCACTTCGTTCAGTTCGCGGTACTCAGTCTTTTTTTCAGTGTCGATATGGGTAACGCCGTCCGGGCCGGCCAATGGCTCCTCATCACCAATAGTGGTTTTCTCAGTGGGGGGTTTTACCAAACTGGGAGTCGTCGTAGGACTGCTAGGTCGCACAATACGTTTGAGATTGGGGCGCGGGAGCTCGATATTGCGGCCACTCAGCATATGCACCACTAGCACGAGGGCAATGAGCGAGCACAGAGTCATAACAAACATGCCGGCGAACACCAGAGCAAAGAGGTTAGTTACGCCCAAAATGATTGTCCTCCGTGTGATTGAGAGAAATGTAGGGTGCGTGCGGGGCGCCAATAATAGTCTCAGGGGTTAGCCGATGGTGAACCTCAAGGTCGTGCTGCACCGAGGCTACCAAGTCCTCGTCGACCGGGTGGCCGGCAGTACGTTCCCCCTCAACCCATTGGTTAAATTTGTCCAAAATGTCAATGGCTACCGACGTATCGCACTCGCGGACAAACGCCAAAACGGAGGCGTGGGTAACGCCCTGGCCGGCCACGAGTTGACTGATTGCGGTTTCGCTCATAGATATCCTCAGTATAAAGCGTAAGTACTACGAAATAAAGCTATCTTGGTGGCTAATCCCGCTGTCAACGTGCCCAATGCCGGATTCTGCGTGACCAATTTTATTCATATTGCCAACCCCGTACTTGCTGGCGATGAAGTCGTCGACTGAAATGCCCATGTCGGCACAGTACCGGGCCAACTCGAGCGGGTTGTTGAGGAGGCGCGGGTCGAGCGTCTGAGCCTCGGCTGGGTTGATTGGCCGACTCATCAAGAAGTAGCGCAAGGCGTCGACGGCGTGGTCTTTGTGCTTTACCGGGGCGGCCGGGTTATTCTCCTCGAGCCCCACGCGCAAGGGTTTCCACTTGTATTGACCCATTTCCTCGATGAGGTTGATGCAACTTTCGAAAACAAAGAGCCGCGGAGCGCCCTGCATGGGCTCGCCGGTAACGTCGGTCTTGATGGGGTGCCACCGCTTCGGATTGACGCGCAGATATTCCTTGACGCGGTTAATGCCAGCGAGCACGTCATTCTGAGCTCCCATCGTCAGAATGCCCGCCTCGGCGTATTCATCAGCCACCGAGAATTTTTTGCCATTTTTCTCGCGCGTCTTGGCGTGGGTGGAGGGGTCGATATAAGTGCCCTCGTACTCGTCCATCGTGTAGCCGCCACCCGTAAGGCCAATCATGCTCATTTGCTGAATGGCCCTGACGTGCTGGCTCACCGGGGCGTCTGGCTGGTAGTACTCCTGGTAGACGTAAACATTGCCGTCATAATCCACCGCACACCACAAACAAGCGGTCGGGTTGTTTTGGCCGTGGTCGATGGTACGGAATCGCGGCCACGAGTTTGGAATACGGAAGCCCGGCACGACGTGAATGGCCGGCAGCCACTCGGAGAAAATCTGGCCGGCAAACTGTTCCCAGTCGCCGTACACGAACCGCTTGACCCACTCCTCGGGCATGGCCAAAATCGTATCTTTGTAGTCCTGGGGGGTGTAGGGGTTCTCGAGAGAGGTAGCAGTGACCAAATTATAGTCGGCAGCGTTCTTTAAAATCTCCCCGTTCTTATCGAGTTTTCGGAGGAACCGCCGCCAAATCCAGTTGTGGCCCTCCATGTTGAATGTAATAAATCCCTCGCGGCGTTTGATAATCTGGCCCCGTGGCCCTTTCTGGCGCCGGATACGACCGTTCAGGTACTCAAACGCCTCCTCGGATACCTCCTCAGCCTGGTCAATCCAGAATCCAGATAGGTTCATGTTCGTAAGTTTGCGGAGGTCGTCGAGGTGGCGAAAAATAATCTCGGAGCCATTTGGGTATTTGAACGAGCGGGTTTTTTCGCTGAACACCCCCTCATCACCAAAGAGAGCGAGGAAGTCTTTTTGCGTGGAGTCTTGCAGGTCGGTAGCGTGGCGGCGACCAATCAAAAAGAAAGCGCCCGGCTGCTCGTCGCAATGGAGGTGCGCCTTGATACAGCCGGAGAAACTTTTGCCGTTACCGACACCACCGCCGTATCCCGAGAACTTGGCTTTGTCGAACACAAAAGCGTCCTGCTTGGGGGTGAGCTTAAATTCCTCAACCTCCTCCTCAAGCTCCTCGGCGGTTTCCGCCTCTTGCTCTAGTAGCTCTTTGAGTTCCATCGGCTACAAACAGATTAGGCAGTGTGGCGATTTGCCCATGTCATTGCCGCAGTTGGGGCACAAACGCGCCCCCACCGTTTGTAGTACTGGCGGCGGGGGCGCAGGCTTGCTCTCTACCTGGGGCGTGTGGACAGGAACACTGGTCGCGCCCGGCTGGACAGGCTCAAAACCGCCCGTCATATTCACGACGTAATCGGCGGGACGGTCGGGCAACGGCTCCTCGACTTTGGTTTCTTTGGCGACGCCAACCTCGGCCGTAGTCGAGTTAGTGGGGGCGGTGGTCTCGGCCGGCACATCAGGTAATTCCAATGGCTCATCGGCTTCGTCCTCAATAAGGCCGTCCTCATCGTTGAGGTCGTCAGGTCGACTCGGGGTAGCCGGCGTCCCTACCACCGGATTACGCGGCATTTCTCCCGGGAGATTGGCAAGGACATCGCGGCGCATCTGGGCTTGGGGCGAGTCACCCTCAATTTCAATCCCAAAATGCCTAGCAAAAAGAGCCTCGGCCAGTGCTGATGTGTTGGCTTCGGCTAAGACTTTCTCATACACCGTTGGCGAGCTAAAGGTGATGAGCGTCTTGAGTTGCTTCTTGCTTTCCTTACCCACATCGAACTCCATAGTCTATATTACGAGGATATCCCAAAAGTAGAAACCGCTCAAGCTAAATACCACCACTTGAGCGGTTTCGTTTGTTTTAGAGTTTTTGTTTCAGTCTTAATTGTAATGCTTATCTGTACAAAAAAAGAAGTCTTACGACTTCTTTAGCTTCGCCGGGGGCGAAAAGGAGGACAAAAACCCACGCCTACATAATATCAACCAAGACGCAAGCTGTCCAATAATCCAGTCTCGGCCGGCTGCTTCTTTTCCACACTATCCACAGGTTTTTCCACCTTTTCACGTGCGGGCGATTGTGCAATCGGCAGTGGTGCAGGTTTGCTTTCTTGAGGAGGTGGACTTGGTTGGGGAGCCTTGGCTGGTTTCTGGGCCACCGCGGGCACATCAGTTTTGAGCTCAGCGGGCTCGTAGTGGACGAACCGGCCGTCAACGTCGCCCATTTTAGTCCGCACCTCAGCGTCCGTGAAAAAGAGAAAGAGGAGCCCGTTGATAAGGGCATTGACGGAATTTGGGGGCAACGTCTCCATCGGCAAATCCAAGCGGAGCCGCACGGAGCGATTGTGCGAGTTTCTCATTATTTATACCTCGGGTCGTCTTTCTCCACGATTCGGTAGCCAAGCCGGTCAACCAGGGCCTCGAGCTGCACAAACTCAATCGTCTCTTTGGCGAACCCGGCGACTACATTTTTGGGATAGTCGACCATTTGCAGGTACGGCAGCGCGCGCAATGGCACGAGGGCGACGTAAACTTTGTGCGGGTCGAGTTCTAGGAACTCGGGCTCATACTCGAGACCATCTGGTGTGACTGGCATAATTGACTCCTAGAGCGGGTTTAAAACTTCAATATTACGAACGCCGTCCGAGCCATAGTGGTAGTAGGCTGTGTCATTGCCAGCACCGCCATCGAGAGCGTTCTGATAACCGCGGGCCACCAAGACATCATCGCCATTGTCACCGTGGGCTGACACACGATTCTGCACGACGATACAGTCGTTGCCATCGCCGCCATGAACGGCCGAGCCATCACCGGCAAAGATTAAATCGTTACCGGCGGTACCCGTAAAGGACGCACCCGCTGGGACTTGGAAAGCGTGGTCAAATGTCATGCCGGCACATTCATCAGGCACAGTCACACTCGAGAGTGGAACTTCATAATTAGGGGTACTAGCGGTGTGAACGACCTTGGCGGGGTGGCCACCAAGACCAAAGAGACTTAATACTGATGCGATTGAGAGTGCTGCAAAAAATTGCATAGCTCCTCCTTAAATTTAGAGTTTGTGGTGCAGGTTGAGGGTCACATGGCCATGCCCTCCTGATACGCTTTGTTGAGGCGCAACATCGCGGCCTCACTTCCGCCGGTATCGGGGTGCATTTCTTGAGCGAGTTTGAGGTAGGCACTTCGCACTTTATCTCTGGTGGCGTCGGGGTCGACACCCAGAACGTCCCACCAGTTCTCGGAAGCGGAGGCGCCGCCCGCGGGCAAAGCGGTGAAGCCAGAAAAAGCAGCGTCGACCATTTCTTTTGCGCCCCAACGGTCAAGCCCGCGCAGAGCTTCGACGGTCAGACCAATGGCGCGCACGTTGTCTTTGACGCTATCCCATTTGTCGCACGGGATACATTGCTGGCGGCCGTTCAGCGTAAAGTACACGGCGACGCCGGGCTCCTCGAGTTTCTTTTGGTCGGCATATGGCCGGCCGTCCAACCTCACCCGCATGTCCGAGGATACGACAATATTGGTGGCACCGAGTCGGTCAAGTTCATCATAAAGATGCTGCACGGCTTCGCCCATCGAGACCTTGAAGCGGGCGGACTGTTTGGAGCCGCTACGCTTCCACCCAGCCGGCCATGCGAGGGGGTATGCTTCTACCATTTTGCTCTCCGGTATAACGTTATAGCTTTAAGGCACAGTCCGATAGCGATGGGTTCGAGGAACCATGCGAGGTAGTGAATGAGCTTGAGCTCGTACATGACAGGCAGCCCGAGGGCCAATAGGAAAGTGGTAATGAGTAGCCCAAGCAACATGATTTTATTTACCAGCCGTTCCAACGACTTCATTGAGGTACCCGTCCCAGTCTTTTTCTTTGAGAGTCTTGATGCGAATGCGGGCACCCATAACAATGCGCCAACCGACGGGCGAAATTTCGTGGCGGTCGAGCGCGATAGAACTGACCCCCACCGTCACGGTGTCGTGCTCGGGGTCGCGCAAAAACGACACCAAACCATGGCCGAATAATCGGTCGAGGCGGCTAATCAGTGTCTCTTGCATTATTTTAACTCCATAATATTTACTTCTTCATTGCCGTGGACGTCGATTCTGTCGGCTTTTTCCGAGGCCTGGGAGCCCGATAGGGCACCAAACTCAGTGGCAAAATTCGCGTAGAGCGACACCTCCAGAATGAGCAACTGGATAAGCTCTTGGAGATTGTGCGGCCAGAAAGCAGCCGGCGCCGCCACCATCGTAAAGAGCCAGAACCAAGCCATGACCAAGTGAAAGCGAGCCTGAGTGCGGGCGTCATGCTCGAACTGGTCAATAAAACGGGGGTGCAGAACCTTGAACCCTCTCATTATTTGTACCCCTTGGGCTCGTGAACCCTTGGTAAATATTCGTCTAACTTCCAACAATCCTGACACCGCACCCAGTCCCCGCCGAGCGTGTCGCCCACCGGGAAAAATCGGTGGTACCCGCGCTTAAAACAGGTTAGCCAGTTACGGAATCGTTGCCTGGGCGACGGCTTGAGCGGCCACGCGGCGCAAGGGCCGGAGTGCCCGGCCGAACGCGTGCAGTACCAGCCGGCCGGGGCTTTGTTGCAAGTGGTCGTCATTCCGACGCCTCCAATTCTTTACATAGCTCGACGATGGTGTCGATGTAGGTAGTATCACCCTCCTCGGCCAGTTGACGCCGAGACATATTGATAGTTTTTTCTCGAGTCTCGCCGGTACCAATCCGGCGAACCATGACGCTGGTGGTTTCTTCATCGAGGCTCTTATCGTTGGACAGAAAAACCTCGTAATCATCATGGTCGATACCATGCATGGCGAGTGCGCGGCGCTGGCTATCCACTAGACGCGCTCCGGCCAGTGCCAGCTACCAAATTCCTCGTGCGCGGCAGTGCCGGCGCCGAAATCTTGGTGGGGCGGATTGACGGTGGTAAGTTGCTCGCCGTCCGGCTTAGTTACCTGGAGAGTAACCGAGTCGTCATTGTCAACGGCTATAATCATAGCCGCGCAATGAGCGCCGGCGAGTTTGTGAGGTGTAGGCAGAACGTAGTGGACGATGCGCCCGACTGATGGTTTTTGCATTAAACTATTCTCCTCTTTCTAATTTTTCTTGCTCGAGCGGAAACACCTCAAGCTGGGCGGCTTCGCTACGGGTGATATCAATGTCACGGTCGCGGAAAAAGTTGAGCCACGCGATTTTATTTTCGACGGTCAGCTTTTTTGGATTTTCAATGCCAAGGTGACGCTGCAACTTTGCGATAGCCCAATCGCTGAACTTTGTGGAGTCCTCGTCGCGCAGAGTGCGGCGGCTGATGTGCACCGAGTCGAGCAAATACTCTTGGTCGACTGGCTCCTCGCTATCGCGCTCCGCCAATTACTCTCCCTCCGCCGTGAGTTGGTCGCGCAGCCGGAAGCCGAGAAAGGCCCAAATCTTGTCGCGCGCTTTGCCGCGGGCGATGGTGCGGCCAATCTCCTCGTCGAAATTGTGTGGGCTGGCGGCGGCGGATTCGCCGGTGACGCTAAACCCATTTTTCAATTTGAGGAGGCAGATGGTGACGGTGGTGCCGGGGAAAATGTGGTAGTCCTCGCCAACAATTTCGGCGTCGACGTCCTCGGGTTTTATCCGCGGGGCGCGGAGGCCTTTGCTCTCAATCATTTCCTCGACCTGAGCCTCATCGTTGTGGTTTGGCATTTTGTGCTGTCCTTTTTACTGGTGTCACATTAGCACAAAAAGAATGGTGACACAAGCCCTTTTGTACATGTGTCACCTGAATAAAATATGTATACAAAGCGAATAAATTGGTGATACAGACTAAGTGAGGTAGCGGGCGCGGCATGAGTAACCGCACGCCCCGGGTTGGGTCGAAACAACCGTCGTCCCACCACAAAATGCCAAACCCGCCGCGGTTATTCGGCGGGCGTTGGGGTGTACGGCCCCGGTGGTTCACTAGTATTACCGTCGGCCCATCATTGCCAGGATTTCTACTTACCGCCCAGCGGTTTCGAAAACGTGACTCCGGGCCACTAGCTATGGCCACCCCGTTAGGAGCGGAGAGGCCAGTGGGAACCGTAACAATCCCTATCCGGCACTCCGCAAGCGGAGGTCTACGGCGACATTTCTCTCATGGTTAATTATGGCGCGGGCGGGGGTCAACCGTCAATAAGCCGGTGCAATTCCTCACCAATGAACGGCGCCTTTTTGCCCGGGCCGTCGCCCCAATAAATCACCTCGAGGTCGGGGCGACCGCAATTCGTGCACAAAAATGGCACCTCCTTGCCACCGTCGGTCGTAAACGACGACTCCTGGGAGGTGGTGCGGGTGTCGGAATCAATCATGGCCGAGGCGATTTTCGCCCGGTAGGGGAGGTCGTGGTCGCCGGTAAACCCGCAGTTATTGCAGCAGGCGCGGACTTTCATGCCTAATATTGACCCGGGCCTGCAGGTGGGCCGCCAGCAACCTTGCGCTGCATCATTCGAACGGCGCCCTGGTCGACCGCGTTGGGGTCTTTTTTCTTCTTGCGCGAGGCGGTCTGGTAGGCCTTTTTGAGGGCGGGGGCGGCAGAGTTAGTATTGGCGCCGGGAGGTGTCATTGGGCCCATACGATAGTTCCTTTTCTTTGAGGCATTGTACTCTCCAAATTTACCCCTTTAGCATAAGCCTATTGACGGCGGATATCCAGACGCCTCATAATCATAATTATGAATCAGCTACCAAACCCCAAAAACCCGCGAGCCTACAAGGTTCGGGTTAATGGTAGTAGTAGTAAGCGCGTCGCCGTGGCAATCCGCCCCGGCCTTTTTAATGCCATGGCGAAAACGGCCAACGAGACCGTAGCCCGGGCTGAGCGCATCTCCTCTCTCAACGTTTAACCGAGCAAACTACGCCGGCACGCATACATAGGTATCTTGGCGTTTGCGCCGCGCGAAATTTTTTTTGGAGCCCCTTGCAGCGCATACGGGCCGTTTTTGTGTCACCGCGGGCGAGGCCCAGGCATATAGGTGCGACGCGACCGGCACAGGCCGAGCCCGCCAAGACCACCGGAATGTGCCCGCGCCCCACTGCCAAAGCTCAACTATTACGTTATAGTGCCAGCTTCCCAGCCACCCCCATTTTATTTTCTGGGCCGGCGGCGAGGTGTAGGCGCCCCTGTCCTATATGCCGGCTTCGCCGGCTATGGCCCGACGCGAGACCCCCATTCCTACAGGCCTGGTCTATGGTGACACCGGAAAGTTTTGATGGGTGCTTGCGACTGGAGCGTGGGCTTAGACACTATACTTGGTTCCATACGGCGTCAGTGGTCAAGCGAACCTGATGGGACCCGCAGGGTTAGGCCTTTTGCGTCCAAAACATCGGCCAGTCCTCGCCCCATCGTCGTGCATATAGGGTGATACATATAATGAGTGGGCAGCACACTAGGTCAGGTAGTGACACCAGGCCCAGACACCTCGCCCTCAATCAACTCACTCACTTGGCTATCTGGTGACACATTGTGCGACTTAGGCATTGTGTCACCAGGTCTGATGAATATGACCCGTTTAGGCTGGTCGTTATTGTTAATAGTGAGCTCATTTAGGCCGGTGATAGCGTGAAGCCGCGCCCCTAGGTCATTGAACTTGCCCAGCAATTTAGCGTAGGAGTCGTGCCACTTGAAATAGTCATCATCGTCCTTGGTGGGTCTGTCCTCCTCAAACTCCTCGATGCGTTTGGTGACACGTTCAAGCCAATAGGTGATACGGCCAATCTCCAGCGCCCGGATATTCTCGCGGTTCATGGGTTTGTGTTCATGAGCAATCAAAGCAGCGGCCAAATTGCGGTATTTGATAGCCGTAGGTCGTGAGGTCAGGTGATACACCTTGGCTAGGTGCTCTTGAATGGCGGCAGTTGAGCGCGTACCTTTTTCCATGAGCTCAGCGACAGACACAATAGCTTCCATCTTCGTCTCATCATCAATAGGACTTCCCACGCCATTTCGAGGCTGGGCACTGGCTAGGTCAGGTGCAATCAGGGTTGCAAGGTCGGTGTTACTCATAAACGTTACGCTTAATTGCTTATGATTATACACACCTGGTGACATCAAGAGCAATTTGTGACACAAAACGAGACCACTGGGCGGCCTGCGGCACTGCGGACGTATAGGTATATTGGTTATTGGATTAAACCACCCACATCGCCCCGCGCGTGCTCAAACTGGTCCAACAATTTAGGCTCAGGCTAGCCAATAAATAAACAGATGGACTTACTAGTGCATTTGAATGTATTAACTGGTCCACTCTCTATAGCACTGGAATGACATAGAGCTTGTCTTATCGCCCGCGTTGCTTTTCGTAAAAATAAATATGGCTTAGCATAGGTATAAATAGATAATCGTAATACATCGTTAGCCCACTGGCTTATTTAGCTATAACGTAATAGCTCAGGGTCAGGCGATGGACTGGCTTGAGCGATTACCCAAAAAGCGAGAGACGGGCTAGAGCCGTACCATTATCCACAGCCTCCAAATAATGCCAGTGATTAACGCCTCGGCCATGACGATGATTGGTGCTTTTAGGGCATAGGTGTTTGAGACATAAATTGTGTACACTCCCCGCGCCCGCAGTGCTTGGCGTTTGGTTTTGTCCCGCCGCTTCACGTCCCGAAGTTTGTGCACACTCCCTTGCACCTCAATGGTGACACAAAAAATAGGACTGTAGAAATCAGGCACAAACCCATGTACCGCTCTTTGTGGTAGGTATCCAATAAATAGGAGACACCATAGCGCCCGCTCGGCATCGGTTTGGTGACGCCTCAACGCCCGCGCATAGCGCTTGGTGGATATCCTCTTTGTGGGTATTAATACCATAACGTTATAAAAACTCTTTACAAATAAATAAATGTGTGAGAAGATGGACTCAGTTCGGAAAGCAAGGCACATCACAAGCATAGGCCATTCGCTCTCCCGGACAAAACCCCGCACACCTTGAAAATCAGACCGCCGCCGTAAATGGTGACACAGAATAGAAATGAGCTTAACACCTCGGCCCCATCATCAATGCGCCAAGGTGAGCCAATCGAAAAGTGCGCTCTCATAGCTTAGGTCGTCATATCGCCCGCCTCATTCCGTTGGGAAAATACGGCCACGCGGGCGCACCACTCAAATCAATGGGCGGTGTCAGCATTGAGATTTATAGGGAGCAAGCAAGATGTACATAGCACGGGCCATTTCTCAACGCTGGCATTGCTCATTGAGCATTAACCCACTATAACGTTATAATAAGGATATCCCACAATGAAAACAGCAACGTTCGCCGACTTCTGCAAGGTTCACGATATCACCGCCAAGAGCATCGAGGCGGCGCCAACTAGTGAGGACGCCAAGGACTACCCGGGCGGCCATCACTACATGGTGACACTCTCCCGCCCCGGTCACAAAATGCTTACTACCGAGTATCACATGGGGTCAGCTCTCACCCATCGCCCCAAAGCAAGCGAGGTTCTTTGGTCTCTGGTTCAGGACGCCGAGGGCTACCACAACGCCCGCGACTTTGAAGATTGGGCCGGTGAATATGGCTATGATTCAGACAGTCGGACGGCCGAGCGCACATATCGCCAGGTTGAAAAATTAACTAATAAATTGCATGACTTTCTTGGTGAGCTCTACCAAGAAGCGGCGGAAATTGAGGAATAAATGGAACGTTGCACCACTGAGGATATCCGCTATAACGAGCGGCAGTATCACAGCTACCCCGTCACCAAGACCGGCGAGCCCATCGACCTAGCGGACGAATACCCGCACGTCGAGCCAGACTATCAGCCCTATTCATGTAGCAAGCATGGCGAGGATTTTTTCGACTGGCCCGAGGTAGTGGCCCACATCAAACGAATCGCCGCCAAGTCCCCCGCCCCCGTTGCGTGACCGTCAGGGCCTCCGGGCCCGAACGGCTACACAAGCCGGCAGCAATTAAAAGGAGGATTTTGCCCACAAGCAATATCGCAACAATAACCCACACGACCAAACAAAAACCGTAATACAATAAGGACACGCCCACAATGTACCTCTTTGAATACCACAAGAATCCCCGCCTCTTTTGGGCCACAATGGCCGGACTGCTGGTGGTGGTTGTCATGCTCTGGCCGAGCAATCCCAAGTGCTCAGACCTCAACGGGCAGACGTGGGATTACTCGACCAACACCCCTATCAACTGTACAAAATAGTTATTCGCTATTGAGTACCTACATTGAATAAATTAGTTATACAGGAGAATTGAGGCTTAAAATGGCTCCAAAACGACCAGGCAACATAATGTATGAGACCCTTGAGGCCGACGCGCTTGAGGACTACCCCATCGGCTATGAGTCCACAATGGACGAGCCGCGCGAGGAAAATCTATTGTCCGATGATGATTTTCTGGACGAACTTGAGGAAGCCGACACGCGCGAGCAACTAGGGGCCGATGAGGAGGGCACACCAAATGCTTAGCATGGATTTGCCCACTTACCTCTCTACCATTCCAAACCAACCAGCAATGTTAAAAGACCCTTGCCCCCACTGCGGCGCTCAAGCGCTCGTCGTCTCCATTGAGGCCGACACCAATGCAGCCGCGGGCCCGGCAGTCTGCGAGAGCTGTAATTGGAATGAGGACACGGGGTGCGCGGGCGCTCGCTGCAGCTCTGACGAGTGTTGGGCGGCCCGAACCAACACCATGAGTAGATGCTGTGGCGAGCCCATCGTATACGGCTACTGCAACGGTTGCGGGGAGCACGCTTGATGCAGATATCTAGCTTGCCCCGCTACCAAACTACATCAATTGGGGGCGGCCTAACGCGCCGCCCCCAAAAACAATGCGAGGCCGCCAGTTGCTACCGGCTGGCCGCGTGGGAAGTTTGGCCGTCACCCGACGCCGAGAAGCCCAAGCACGCGTGTAACGTTCATGTCGAGGACATGAGAAAGGAAATTTAATGGCAGAACAAGAGACACTCCCAGTAGCCCCCGCCACCGAGGAAGCCCCGCCCACACCAGCGGCCGAGGCTCCCAAAGCAGCCAAGGCCAAGGCGAGCAAAGACAGCGCAGGCTCCAAACTTAGTTTGGGCGAAAAGCTGCTTAAAATAGCCGAGGAAATGCCGGATATCCAAAAGACCGGCCACAACGACAAGCAAGATTACGACTTCGTGGAGCAGCAAGCAATTATGCACGCTGTCCGGCCGCTCTTGCTCAAGTACGGCGTGATGGTAATTCCGAGCGTCGTTGACCACAAACTGCACAACAAGCAGGGCTTTGACGCCAAGGCAGGCCAGGAGGTAGCCAAGGGCGTTAAGGTGGTGGTCAAGATGAACTTTCGGTTTTGCAACATCGCCGACCCCGAGGATATATTGGATATCCCTTGGACATCTGAGGGTGACGATTACGGCGATAAAGGCACGAACAAAGCCACAACCATCGCCCAGAAAAACATGTATATCCGCCTGTTTAACATCGCTGACATTGACCCAGACGCCGAGACCCCCGAGGGTGGCAGCGTGGCCGCACCGGGCAAGGTAATCACCTCGCAGAAAGAGGCCATGATTTACCGAATGCTCAAGCGCCTTGGTATCAGCGTTGAGACCTACGAGAAAGACGTTATCAAAAAGGCCGTGGGCAAGCTCACCAACGAGGAGGGCGACACCGCCATTGCCAAGATGCAGGCGGCCATTGAGCGTCAACTAGCGTCCGAGGCGGAGGTACAGTAATGGGAAAGGACGAGCAGGTTTTCTCTACCCCCATCGAGCCGGGCAAAAAGCACTATGAGGCTAACCCGGCTTGGCACAAGGACGATATCAAGCGCGTCCGCACCATTAGCAACAACCCACTCAAGTTCAAAATCACCGGCATTGAGGCGCACAACGGTATGTTTTTCAGCCTCAAGCCGGTGCCACCCGAGGGATACGAGGGATATCTTGAGATAACGGTAAAGGTCAAATAGCCATGCTCAAAGCCATCAGCCAATCAAAACTCAAGGGCTGGGAGTACTGCCGCGCTGGGTTCTATATGCAATATGTGCTGGGGCTCGACGCTTACAACCCCAACTTTGAGGGCGGTACCGAGTACCACAAATCGGTCGAGCTCTACCATCGCGGGCTCGAGAGCGACTTTAGGCGCGACCGCTACGGCAACGTACTGCTAGACGCCAATAACGAGCCCGTAGGCACCGACGTCCGCGATGATGAGCTAATCAAGCACTACACGGGCGCCTGTGACTGTACGGGCAAGCTGGAGCACCCTACAGTGGCCGCCGGCGAGGTTCTGACAGCCAAAGATGGGCACCCGATGGTTGAGGAGCGCATTAGCATCATTCTCAAGCACCCAGAAACCGGCCGCCCACTCCCCTTGCCCCTCTCGATGGTCATTGACCGGGTAGTGAGCATGAAAAAGCTCGACGACCTCAAAACCAGTAAGGCCGCCTGGAACCAGAACCAAGTAGACACGGATATCCAAGCCACGCTCTACCTGTACGCCTGGTGGCAAAAGTTCAACGTTCTGGCCGACTTTGGCTTTACGGTGGTTCGCAAGAACCCGGGCCCCAAGACGCCCGCCGTGGCCACATTCACAACAAGCCGCACTGTGCAGGATTTCGCGGTTGCGTGGGAGTGGGCCAACAACATCATCACTGAGATTAACGAAGCAACCGAGTACCCATGCACCTGCTGGGACGGCGCACATAAAAACATAGGGCTTTTGCTCTAGAAAGGAGCCGAATGGCAACCAAATGGATTAAACTAACCGGCGAGACTGCCACAATGTTCGACGAGCAGTATGGGGCAATGCTGGAGGAACACGCGGACGAGTTCGACGCCGCCGCATTCCCAGAGGAAATGTTTGTGAGATATCTATTGGATATCCGCAAAAAGTCCCTGGAAATGAAGCGCGTAAACCTCGACCTGCCGGAGGGGCCGCCCGATGCCAAGTAAAATCACCCCCATTCGCAAGGTGCTTTTCATCAAGAGCATCGAGCAAAAGCCTACCTCCAAGGGCAAGCCCATGTGGACGATTACCGACGAGCAGGACGATTTTTACTCGGTCTTTGACGAGTTCGTGCGCTCACGGCTCGCGGAGGGTCAGCACAATGCGGTCATGGTGAAGATTGAGCCGCGCGGCGATAGGTCGTACAAGAACATCGTGGGCATAGCTGAAACCACTACGGCCGAGGCTCCCCCCACCAACCTTGATGAGCTGAGAATTGACAACGAAGCACCAGTAACGTCGCCAAAACCACAACAAAGCTCGACTCCCCCACCCCCTGTAGCAACCCCAACGCAGGCTCCGGCACCAACTCCGCGACCGGCCGCGCCGACCCCCGCCAACGACCGAATGGTAGATATCCGCATGAAAGCCTTGGAGCTTTCGGTGTCTCTCACGGCCCGGGGACAGGCCACCGCCGCGCAAATAGAACCAAATGCGAACTCCTTTGTTTCCTACATTCTGGGTGAACAAAATAGTAGTTCAAGGGGAGGTACAAATGAGTTTGCCCAGTGAGCAAATGTCGGCTGCCGAGCTTAAAAAGGTTCGTACCGAATATAACTTTAGAAAGAAGCACGGCGATGAGGGCTATGCAAAACTCCTCGCTATGGCTGACGAATGTAAGGAGCTGGACGATATTGCCGCCGAGTTTGAACTAACCCGGCCGCGTATTTCCCAGATACTTAATGTCTTGCTGGAAATGCCGTACCACGTTTGGCTCGCCAATCACGGCATTCGTCGCAAGAAAGTAACGCCGCACAAGGAGGCGGCTGCCGAATGAACAAGCGCCTAGCGATTGATTTTGACCGGGTGCTGCACGATATCGACCACCCGGTCGAGGGTCGCAAAATGGGCCCACCCATGCCCCGCGCCATTGAGGCCATGAACCTGCTGCACCGCAAGGGCTACTACCTCATCATTTTCACACTCTGGGCCACAACGCCCGGCGGCGAAAAAGCTGTGGCGGCTTGGCTCAAATACTGGCAGTGCCCGTGGGACGAAATCACCAACATTAAGCCCAAGGCTGACGCCTACATCGACGACAAGGCCATCAAGCACGTCGATTGGAAAGCCACCATTAAGGAGATATCCGAGCTATGAGTTTCGCCGACAAATTGCCCGTCCACCGCGCGGAGCTTGAGGGCAGAATTGAGGAGCTACGCGCACAACAGGAGGCCATGCAGACCAAAAAGCTCGCCGACCTCCATGAGGAGCTTGAGGACGCCGAGAATGAGGTGACGCGCATTGAGGAGGAAATCGACGATGAGCTCACCTCTATCCAAGAGTCCGAGGAATGGGTGGCGCTGGATAAGGCGGCGGCGGACGCCGAGGACGAACTCAAGCGCCTCAATACTTACGCCGGTTCGATATTTAAGCCCAAGAGCAAGGCGTGAAACGCCCCACCAAGAAAGAGCTGGCCGAGCAGGAGGCGCGGCCAAAGCCACCACTTATTTGCGACGATTGTGGTAAACCTTACAGCATTAAAGCCCCCGACCGCTGCAACTGCGGTATAAAAATGCCCTGGTTGAGAAAGGACAAACATGGCAACACGCCAACAGATACAATCAATGGCTGACCGGCTCATTTCGACGCTCGACACCCTCATGCCAAGCGAGAAAGCCGACGCCATCGTGCGCGATGTGGCGCTCGAGCTCTACAACGATGTGTTGGGTGTCAGGGGCACGCTTGTCCCAGAGAGCACCGGCATTGCACATGGTGGCTGGGGAAAGAATGGCAAGAAAACCGCCATTGCTATCGCAACATACAAGTTTAAGCCGGAGGAACCAGCATGAGCAAACGAGCTCTACCAATGCAGTTAGTCTTAATCCGCCCGCGAATTGAGACCCTATTGGTTGGTATAAAAGAACTACTGCCCGAGCACTACAGGCTCACGCTCGTAGCACGGAGCGACAAACACCCACACGCCGAGATAGTTTTTACCGAGGACGACCTATTCAAGGTCTGCGATTTATTGAGCGAACACGGGAGGGAGATTAAAAATGAGCGAAGCAAGTGAGCGCGGGCGCGCATATGAGATGAAAATTCAAAAAACCACCAGCCGCATACTCAAGCTGGAGGTCAAACGCGACCCCCGCTCGGGTGCCGGCGATTGGCACAAAGAAGATATCCGCGACCGCTACGGCGAGTTGCCCATATCTGTCGAAATCAAGAACCAGGAGTCGCTGAAACTCAAGGAGTGGTGGCGCGACGCGAACGACAAAGCCAGCGTCGGCCAGGCGCCCATCGTCGTATTTCCGATGGACAGCGAGGATTTGTGCATTATGCGCTACACCGACCTCCTCAATATCGTCAAGGAAATGTTTGATTGGAGGCTCACCGCCGAAGACCTCACAAAGCCCGTTCAGGCCACGTCGATGAAGATAGTTGTCGATGAAGCGGCGGGCATACCCGACGAGGTATTTGACGAGCTCAACAAAAAGATACCGGCCACTGCGCGCGTAATTAAGACGCCGGCAGACGCGGCGGCGGCGGTCGCCACATTGCCCGGACGCCGTTGTAGAAACGGCCACATAGTCCCCGACGGGTACGACAAATGCCAGTGGAAGGGCTGTCCCTACTCCGCCACATATAAAAAACCAAAGGAGGCTAAAAAATGACCGACGAAGAAATCCGAGCGTGGCTACGAGATGAAGTAGGTATGAGAGACGGCGAACACATGGTCCCCGGGATTAAGCGGTGGCCGACCGCCGAGGAAATGATCGACCATCTTGCGCCGAAAATCGCTTCCCTACTCGATGAGGTAGCCGGCCGCCGCGATCTGGCCGAGCGAAAAGGCTTCAAGGGGGATCTTGGCGCCCGCGTGATTAAGGAGGCAGACGAAGCCATAGCCGAAACTGACCGACTCCTGGAGGGCGAAACATGACACGTGGCCCCTAACTTGGCTTAAGCATAACAATCTTGTACACTGAGGATATCCTCACTATTAACTAACATTTTTAACAAAAGGAGACCGTATGGAAGGTAAGGGAACTTACGAAGGCGGGAGCAAAATCAAGATCGTAATTTTGCAGCGCGGTTGGGTGATGATCGGCCGGTTCAGTCAAACCGGTGCCCAATGTGTGATCGACGATGCCAATGTGATTAGGCGCTGGGGCACCAGCAAAGGTCTGGGCGAACTAGCATCAAAGGGCCCGCTCACCAACACCGTTCTAGACCCGACGCCCCAAGTCAAATTTCACGAGCTCACCGTTGTGCAAGTAATCGACTGCGAGGACGACAAATGGAACGACAAACTGCGTTAGTAGGCTCGCTAGGCGAAAATAGCCAGACGACCTTCGGTCGCTACGGCGACGGCGACGGCTACGGCTACGGCGACGGCGACGGCGACGGCTACGGCGACGGCGACGGCGACGGCTACGGCTACGGCTACGGCTACGGCGACGGCTACGGCTACGGCGACGGCGACGGCGACGGCTACGGCTA